TAATTCTTTGAGACTGTGAAAATATGTTTGGATCTGCAACTGGAATGATATCTATCTTATCATCAAAGTCTTGTTGTTTAATCATTCTTTGTGCACCAACAACATCGTAAGGATATTCTGGTGGTAAGTATTGTGAAAAGACATCTGCTAATAATTTAAATTCTTGTTTCATTGCAGCATATAATCTTTTGTGTATAGCTGACATAACTCTTGAACCACGTTCTAATAATGCGATAGTTGTACCCACAGCGGCCTGTTGATTACTGTCTCCAACTTGCATATCAGCGATAGCTGCAAATCTTTGACCTGCTTGAACTACAACACCCATCAATTGTAATAATGTTGCTGATGGTTCTTTGAAAGGTAAAGGCATAAATGCATCTCTAATGTTACCACCGGGTGCATCTACATCTCTGAACTCACCAGGTTTAATTGCTTCAGCTTCATCTCTAAGTCTTATGCCTCTTTGTTTAAAACCTGCAGGTAAATTTGAAAAAGTTCCTGCATCAATTAAAGATCTTAATGTAGCTGTTGCAGTTTTAGATAAACCACCAATCATGTGTATTAATCCAAAACCATAAAAACCAAGACCAGGTAAAAATTTAAAATGTACAAAGTAATCTATTTTTTTTCTAAGTGGATCACCCTGTTTGTAATTTCTTCTAATAGATAAAACTTCTTTACTACCTTGATCTAGTGTTACAATGTAAGGTAATTTAATTCCTGTCATCTCTCCAGACTCAGGATCTAAATCTTCAAAACCTTCTAAGTCTAAATCAACATGGAACTCTAAGATTGTAAAATCATTTTCTTCTTTTGATTTTCTAACGCCTTCTATTTCTAATTCTTTTTTATCTATATCTGTATCTTGTGTATAGCCAGGTGTTATTTCTATATCTCTGTAGAAACCAGATACTTGTTTTTTTCTTAAATCGTTTTCTGACATTTTTAATCTATGTACAACTGCTTCTGCATCTTCAATAGATGTAGCTGTGTACGGAACTATCAAATCATCTGATGGTACAAATTTAGAAACGGCTCTGTCCATTAGTTCATCGTAATAAACTTTTTTGAAAGCAGAGCCGCTAAGAGGGAGATAAAAAAGCATCTGATCGAACTCGGGTTCATACTCTTTCATCTTATTCATGAGCTGATAGTTCATGAAATTTTTTACTCGTGTGGCTTGGTCTTCTTTTTGTCTGTTGACTACACCTAAAATTTGAGTGTGTACTGGACCTTTAGCCGGAAGTAATTCTTTGTAAGCTTGTGCTTGAAACTGTGTGACTGCTTCTCCTAACACCGGGTGTGTTACACCTGAAGCTCCTGCAAATGGTTGTGTTCTATCTTCGTATTTAAATCCTAAAAGATCTAAACCTTTTACATAACTATCTTCCCACTCTTTACGAGAAGCTTTGTAATTCATATAATTATTAAAAAGATCTGATCCTAATTGACCTAAAATATCTTCAGGTAATAAATCTGCTAAATTATCAAAATGTGAATCTGTGTCTGGTTGATTAACTTTGTTTGGTTCAAAATTAATATCTACTGATCCGTCTTCGTTTTCTTGTACGTCTACGCCCTCACCACCTTGTGACTCTGCTACTTTTTCTTCTGCTAAAGCTACTTCTTCTTCGCTAGGCGTTGTTACTTTTGACTCTACTACGTTTGGTAGAGCTTTGTCGATTGTTGACATTCTTTTTCTCCGAGTTCTTTACTACTATAATCTTTTTTCCAGGCACATTCAACCCCTGTGGATTAGGTCCGCTTTTTGGGGGTGGTCCCCCTCCTGGAATTAATTTAACCATTAATCGTCTAATAAATTCATACCTTGTATACCTAAAGATAGTCCAAGTCCAACAATACCTGCTCTTGATAGTACACCTAATCCAGCTCTTCCTAAACCTAAACTAGCTACTTTTCTTAACGTTGGATTTAGTCCTCTTGTAAGTCTTGGCGTTTGTTCAGCAAATAAAGCAGGTACATAATTCATTGGGTTTGTTGCTATATCTAATGGTGAATCTCCTTCTGATACTTGTCTTGTAACATCTAATGCAGTTAATGGTGCTAGTAAACCAGGAGCAGATGCAACTCCAAGTCCTCTGCCTAAAAGTCTCGCACCTGTTTTTACAACACCAGGTCTTTGTCTTTTTAATTCAACACCGAGAGCTCTTGATTTACCTGCTTCTATTGTAGATGGTGCAGCTAATGCTGCTGATCCAGCTATTGTTGCTCCTGCCGCTGGTAATTGATAATCTAAAATATCTGGTCTATCAAACTCTGTTGTAATGGGATCTGTTACCATAGAAACCAACATATTTTTTTGTTGATCTTCATTTGATAAATAAGTTGTTGGATCGTTGTTGTTAAATTCTTTTACAATTGCCGCTCCAACTGTTCCAGCAACACCAGCTAATGTAAATCTTTTTACTCCTGGTGATTTTAAAAATCCTAAAAAACCTGTTGCAACGCTTTTAATTCTGTTAACACCCTCTGTTTTTAAATTTTGAACTTTAGTTGCTGTTCCCACCGGATCTTCCTCTAAAGCTGCAGCCATCTGTGCACCACAACCTTGACCACCCTCGGCTAATTTAGCTCCACCAAATATTCTACATATTTTATTTGTATCTTTTTTTGCAAACTCAATTAATTTTTGAGAACGATTAATTAAATTAGTAGCAGATTTTTCACCAAACACTTCTGTAAGTTCTGGTGTTAATTTACCAGACGCTAATGTTTTTTTAATAAATCCACCTAATGGAACATTTTTTGCTGCTGCTTTTGCAATGTCATATTGTGGATCTAATATTTTAGGTGCCCCATAATCTATGACATTTATTTTTCCTGTTTTATCAATTGTAAAATCACCTGCTAAATCTCCAAATAATGTTTGATTTATGTTTTTTAATTTTTCAACTTTTGCAATATTTGCATCTACATCATTTCCTTTTATAATGGCTTGTTGAAGATTATTTAATTTTCTATCTAAACCTAGCTTCCATTGATTGACGTCTCCCATAATAGGGTTTGTTCTAATAGCTCCTTCTATGTCACCACTTCTCTGTAAAGCTGCAAATGAGATAGGGTGATCAAATTGAAAAGCTGCACCTTGTCTACCTCTTTTTCCTAATTCAAAAGCGTCGGTTACTCTTTTTCTAATTACTCCATAATCTTTTAATTTTTGTAGTGCTCTTTTTTTAAGAACTGGATTATCTCTATAAAATTCTTCTACAGTCCCTGCAAAATCTCTTCCGATTTGAGATGGAAAAATATTAAATAATGTTTTAAGAACTGCAGGTAGTTGACCAGACTCTATGTTTTTAACATTCTTTAAAATGTTTGGTCCTATTGTTTCTCCTCTAGATTCTCTTAAAAGTCTACTTGTGCCATTTCTATGTGCTTGCACAGCAGCTTTAGTAATTTCAGAATTACTTAATCCTTTGCCTGCTAGTTTACTAACACCTGCAAATAATTCTTGTTCTGTTCTTATGTTTGGATTTTTCTTTACAAAATCTATAACACTAGGAACTAAAGGGTTTCCTATATTTTTAATTGCAGCTGTCTTTGTTATTTTTTCTTGTTTAAATTTTTGAATATTTTCAAAATCAAAATTTTTAATTGTATTTAATTCTGATTTAGAAATATCTAATTGATCAAATATATTTTTATATAATTCACCAGTTCCAGTTCCACCAGGAGCAACAGGTGCTTTTCCTTTTGCATATTGAACTAATCTTCTCCATACATTACCTGCTCTATTATCAAATTTACTTGTTTTTAATCCTGCAGCTTTAGCTGCTGCCATAGCTTTTTTTCTAGAAGGAAGATCTAAATAACTTTGAAAATTACCACCACCTGCTTTCCACTCATCAAAACTTTTTAAAAATTCTTTTAGCTTTGAAATTGAATCTTTTGGAAATCTAGTTGGTATTGTATATTTTTTACCACCAGAGGTAAACGTTTGTTCAAAACCTCCAGCGGCTATTTTTTCACCTCTTATTTTTTTTACCGATCTGGCTACAGATTTTTTAGTTCTTTCTGATTGTGGAAGTTTTACATATTCATCATATGATAAACCTAAAGATTTTGCTATCTTTCCTGTTTTACTATTATCTTTTAATCTTTTTTGTAACTTAGAATCTTTTTGATATTTAAGGGCTGCTGCTTTTGCTTTCGCAGATGTTCCATAATCTTCTTTTAAAAAAGCTTTTTCCTCATAATTACCTACTAGCCTATCCCCGTAGCTAAAAAACCAAGAACCACCAGTTCCATATGGTCTAACGTTTCCAAGTAATATCATTAAACCTCCAGGATTTTAGCTAAGCCACCACTTTTAAATCCTATTGGGTCAATACCTAGTCTTATTTGTATGTCTTTTATAAATTCTGGAAAATCATCTGGGTTTCTTAATACTTTGTGTAGCTGTTGAAAGTATGCTGTTTTTTCTTTACCAACTAAACTTTTATCAGCCCCTAAGCTTGCATATAGTCTTGATATATCTTTAGCCTCAATACCGTATTTACGTAAAGCTTGATAACCCATCTTACCACCACGAACTAACATACCGGCCATGTATGGTACACGTCCACCATCTGCAAATTCAAAGTCTTCTGGGTTGACTGTCTTTGGATCAAACATTCTATCAGTTACAGATCTACCTCTACCATCTTTAATTCTTACAAGTCTTTCTGCAAATGTTTGAATATCTTTTGGATTTTCTAATTTTGCAATTGCTGTTGCAACTTTTGGTCCAAAGTATTTTTGTACTAGTAGTAATGGATCACCCATACCACCGCCACCACCTTCGGTCATAAATCTAAAATCGTCTGGTTCCATAACACTAGATAAAGTTGGACCACCTGGAAACTGTGGGTCTTCTAAATCTTTTATTCTATTTAAAAAATCTCTAGCATTTGCTCTAGCAGTTGGTTGAGCATTTTTTGATACACCTGCGTTTAAATAAATTTTATCTACTAAATCATCTATAATTAAATTATTATTTTGCACATTTTTAATTGCTTCTAAACCTTTACCTGTTGGTAAAATAGTATCTTCAACTTTAACACCTTGTGCTTTTGCCATATTTCTAAACACCTCATCTGCTGATTGAACTGGTGCTGCAATGTCATCTGGTCCACCACGCGAACCTGGTGGTGGTAAATCATCTATATTTCTTGGAACGTTAATACCTAAACTTCTTGCCTGGTCGTCACTAAGATTTGATCTTAAAGACATCAAACCTTCTTTGTCTAGATTCCTGGTCCCTGTTGCAAGATCCGTTATGTTTGTTGGAGCAGGTGCTGGATTATAAATAGCATCCATCTTCTTCATGTTTGATAATAATTTATTTGCTTGAATATCGTTAAGTTTACCAGCAGCTAAATAACCCATAGCTGATTCTAATTCTTCTACTGCTTTTGATTGTGGTAATATAGATAATGCTTCTGTGTTAATATCCATGTCGACCATTAGTTCTGGAGATTTACCTTTACCTAAAAAGTTTACATTGGATCGGGTACCTAGGACATCGGAAACATTTCCTCCTAGTTTTTTAAACAATTGTACGATTGCATTTATTGTTTGTTGCTTAGCCATAATATTCTACACGTTTTTTTGGAACTGGTTCATCTTTGTAATCCTCTGGGTGTAGAACTAGTCCCCCTTG